CCGACTGGCACGCTCGTCGTGTACCGATACAGCACCGTCTGGCCGTTGGACAGGCCGGAAGTGAACGTCAGTGTCGTCGGGGTCGTCCATGTGTAGTCGGTGCCAGGCACCATGACGGCGCCGTCAACGCTAATGGCAAGGTTAGCCAACGAGCCGGGTGACGCGGGCAGCGTGAACACCGTCTGGCCAGCCGTGGCCGTGAACGTGCCGGTGTACGCCTGACCGTAGGATGCCAGCGCCGCGAGGTTGTAACCCGTGATCGTGTAGTCGCCACCATTGCGGACAACCGGGATCAGGTCGGTATTCTGGGCAACGCCGCCCGATGGGAATTGGGAAATCTTTGGCATGGGTTACTCTCGGAGGATCGGGTCGCCAACCGAATCGGCAGGCGGCTCCATCTGGATCGCGTACCCGGCTTCGGTGAGGATGTCGCGGACGTCGGGCGTGTAGAACCCCGTCGTGCCACGGTCGGTGCTGTCAAACCCTCGCCCGTTTGACCATTCGTAAACTCGGTGATCGGGCGCGCTGAACTCGCTACCCCATGCGCGTCGGCACATCTCGTTCCAACTGAATACCCGACTGGTGACGGGTAAGCCAAGACTGGCCGGGACTGTGCTGCGTGCCATTAGTAGGTGCCTTCAAGGTTGGACAAATGACGCGTGACGGCTTCACGGGAGCGCAGCTCTTGCAGCTCACCGGCCAGACGTCGGATCTGGCCCGCCTCAACCGTGGTGAGATGTCCCCGACCGTCAGCGATACGATCCACCGTGCGGAGCAGGTTACGGATCTGGTTGTCGGTCAGGTCAAGTCTCACAGCAGCTCCGGTTCCAAGATGTTGGAATCAATGAACTCAGGCGGTCTTGGGTCAAGGTCGTAGATGCGCGATACAGCGTCAATTAAGTCCTTGAGGCCGGCGAACGGGTAATACCCCACCTGCATTCTAAACCGTTCTGCGAGGTTGTACAGTTGGCCGTTCTCGTCGCGCTGGATGATGGGCTTTGCGATCCGGTAGTCGTAGCCGGACGCGATCATGCGCTTCTGCTGATCGGTCAGGTCCGGGTCGCCATCGGCGGGCTCGTACGGTAGGTGGAAATTGTGGCCACGGATGTCGGGCAGCAGTCGTTGGACGCGATCGTCCTTCGACCCCGGCCCTTCGGCAGGCCACTCCAGTTCCTCAATGTCCAAGCCTTGGACGTTCTCGACCCGAATGCGCTCTTGAAAATAGTCCATGTCGGCGATGGCGCCATACCGCTCGTAACCCACCTTGACGCCGATGACGCCCGGTGCCGACCGCCACTTAGCCCACAGGTTACGCATGTTGGACCAGCGCTCCAGCAAGTCCATCTTGTGGTCAAAGCCGTCCAAAAGGTACTTGTTACCTTGGAAGTCAATGCCCACGACCGCCATTGCCGTATTCGCGCTGCCCTTCTTCTTGGATCGCGCCGGGTCGATCATGATGTAAACCATGAGCGATTCCGGGCGTGCCTGGTAGATCTGTAGGTCATCCGGGTCAAACCAACGCTGACTGCCGGCCAACGGGTTCTGAAGCATCTGGGTCGCAATGGTGGACTCTAACTGCGTCTTGACGCGCCTGTCCCACTCGGACTGATTGAACAGGACTGGGCGCCCGTCCTTCGTGCCGTCGTGGGTCGCGGGGTAGACGCGCGACTTTACGGCCCCAGTCGCCATGATGTGCTGGTACGTGTCGGCGAACGAGTATCGCGTGCCGATGTGCCAGACCTTACCGCCCAACGAGCCGAGGTTGTCGGACATTGACCACGCTTCGGTCGTCTTGGTGATCTGCTCGGGCGTGCTGACCGACTCCAAGGTCACGACGTCATCGTAAACCCGCAGCTTAAAGTGGCGACTGGTCGGCTGACCATCTACGAGGCCGTGTGCCTCGACCGTAGCTTCCTTGCTGTTGCTGTTGCGCTTGACGATGATGCCGCCATCCAGCGACCACGCCGGCGACTCGGCTGACGGGTTAGCGTACAGAATCTCGGGGAACAGGGCCTGTAACAGCCGGTTGTTCTCCAGTTCACGCTTGATTTGGGCCAAGAACGCCTTGGCGATCGGCTTGGTGTGGCTGAAGATGCCGACCGTAATCTCAGGGTCGCCCAAGATCGTCTGGATGATTCCGGCAAAGGTAATGATGGTCGACTTGTAGTGCTCACGGGCCCACAGGTCGAGGTAGCCATCGGGCGCCGCCTCGACTTCCCGGCATCGAGCGTACAGCCACGGATGCCAGGCATCGGTGCGGCCTAACAGTTTGACGAGCAGGTAGTACCGGTCAGCCGTCGCCAGCCACCGCATCGACGAATAGTCCGTGCCGTTCTTGTCCAGGGCATCCCAGACGGGCAACAGGCTATTGAACGGTGTGGTCCTGAGTCTCGACCGCACTGCGTCCAACGAGTGCGCGGTTGAGCCGTTGTGTGAGTTCGTCCCCATGTGGTGCCGCAATCGCCTCCGGTGCTTCCCCTACGTAGACCGTTTGAGCCGCCTTACCGTCCAGACGGTCTGCCACCATCTGCATCGCCCATGGTTCACCGGACCCAGCCGCCACGATAAGACTATCGCAGAGCTTGTCGAGTCCTTTGTCCACCGTCCCACCAGCCCGAGCAAGCGCCCGCCTGATCGCGTGTCTGAACTCGGCGCCCTTGGCTGCGTGGTCATTTCCTTCTGGCGCCCCACCTTTGGAACGGTGAGGCTGTTTCAAGGCTTTAGTCATTGTGTCAACTAAGTTTACTTCTTCTTGCGCGCCGTCGACAAAGCGGCTGCAACTGCCTGTTTTTGCGGGTGTCCTGACTTGACCATCTCGCGGATGTTCTCGTTGACAACCTTCTTACTCGTCCCCTTCTTCAGTGGCATCATCATCTCCCTCAACGTGATAGTCCATGAACAGGACTGGAACCGTCTCGTCATCGTCCTGGTTGGGGTCGCCCCACAACCAGTCGATCAACTGCGGGTCTTGTTCGCGGATGGCTTTTCGTATGCCATCGGCCCCTTGAGCTTCGGCGTTTCGGTCTGCACGCCCTTACCCTTCGGTGCCTTCTTCGCCATTCCCGGCTTGAACTTGTGTGCGCTGTCAGCGGACATATCAGGTATCTCCGTGGTAGTTCTGAATCGCGTTGTAGGCGCTCAGGGCGCCGTACGGTGATTTGGTGCGCCGCGTGTACAGTTCCAGCCGATGCGGCAAGTCCTTGTTGTTGCGGTGCATAATGGTCGCATCAAGGTCGTAGTCGCCCGTGATGATTGGCGTATCGCGCCAGTCAGCCGGGCAAATCTTGTGCGTCGGGTACGACCCTTTCGGCTTTTGCATTGCGCTGCTCCAAAATGGCGGTGGTACTAAAACCCGGCAAGTGTTGACACTGATGGATTTTCGGACCTTCAAAGATCTTCTCACCATCCGGTAATTTTTTCCACCCCACCTTGCGATAAAAGATCGGCAGGTTGCTGTGGTCGTACCCTTTGAACAGGATGTTCGGGCGTATGTGCATCAAAAGGCCCTGATCGTCGCCCTCGAACGGCACCACCGCGATGGGGGTCACTTCACCCCGGTTTGTCATCCGCAGGTCAACGTGCCAGTCGTAAATCGCCCACATCCGCATCCGCCAGTCCTGCGACGGACGGCCCGGGCCTTTCTTCTTACGGATCCAGCGGTCGCTATTGAGCGCGATGACCAGGTACTCACAGTTGGCTAGGCATTCGGCGAGCATGAGCCGATGGCCCTCGTGCAGTTCGTCAAAACAGCCGTTTACGAATCCGATTTGCATGTCAGGTCCCTCAATTTTTCCCAGGAGCAGACAGCCGTCCCCGGGATGCCCACGACGTACCCCGCCGCCGTGTTCGCCATGATCGCCGCCTCGTGCATCGGAGCGGTCGCCGCCACAGCGGCTGCCAAGACCGCCACGACCGTATCCCCGGCCCCGGTGACGTCATAAACAGCCTTCGCGGTCGCCGGGATGTGATACGTCTTGTGGCACTGCTTCAGGCGCATCCCCGCGGCGCCTTCCTTGAACAGTACTGTGTCAAAGTCGTGCACCTCGTGGTGACGGGCTTCCACCTCGTTCGGGCAGATGATCGAACAGCCTTCGTACTTGGCCCAACCCGTGCCTTTTGGGTCCACGATGACCGCCGTGTCCTGCCGCTGGCATTCCTCGATGACCTGTCGGCACAGGTCGTCCGTCAGCCAGCCTTTGCCGTAGTCGCTCAGGATGACCGCATCCAAGCCCGACAGGTCGGGCAGCGACGTCGGGCGCTTGATCAAGTCCTTGTCAACCCGCAGCAACTGGTGATTGCCCACCATGTAGCGGTGTTTTTCGGTCCACGGCTGCTTCGGGAAGAACGTATCGGTCTGAACGCCCAACGCCTTAAGCTGGTGAACCACGTTCGCGGCCCCACCGGCCCGGGATTCGGTCGCGGCTTCCACGAACACGGGGACGGGCGCTTCCGGGCTGATCCGGCTCGCCGTCCCGTGGTGGTAGATGTCAAACATAGGGTCACCGATGACCATGATGCGGGTTTGCACGATGTTGTTGAGGATTTCCGCCGGCGTCATTTCGGCACGCCCTTCTCAATGCAGGCACACAGCATGTGGGTAACCACCATGTGCATTTCCTGAATCACCGCCGTCGATTCGCCAGGGCAAATGATGTCGATCTCGCACAGCGCGTTCATGCCCTTACGACCGCTGATGCCCAAAATTCGCATCCCCTTTTTGTGGGCCGCGTGGATTGCCTCTTTGATGTTCTTTGATTTACCCGACGTCGAAAACGCGATCAGGGTATCGCCCGAGGTGCCAAGCGCCTCAATCTGGCGTGCAAACACCTTGTCGTACCCGTAATCGTTGCCGCACGCGGTCAGGATCGAGGTGTCCGCAGTCAGAGCAATGGCGTTCAGGGCGCGACGGTCGGTCTCGAAACGCACCACCAGTTCGGCGACCAAGTGCTGTGCCTGGGCAGCCGATCCACCGTTGCCACAAACCAAGATGCGCCCACCGTTTGCGAGCGTATTTAGGTTCATTTGTACGGCTGGTTCAAGGTTATTGTGCAGGATGCCCACCAGTTCGGTGAGCGCACGACCTGTTTCGGCGACGCGTTGACTGATTTCTAAGTCGTTGACGAGCATTTCTTGACGTCCTTTTGACGAATGATCTGGAGCGGCCCGTAAATTTCGCTGTACAGTGAATTCCAGATCTTGTGCTTCAATTTGAACGCCTCGGTTTCCACCCCCTTGACGTCCTCCACCGATATGCGACCGTCCAGCCACCAGATCTTGAAATCCGCTATGTAGCGGATACCCGCGATCAACTCAAACTTCGGCTGGCACTCGAAACTGGCGATCAACCCCTCGTCCCGCATCCGCACGAGCTGACGATACCGTTCAGCCTCCAGTTTCGACATGAACCGTTTGCCGTCCACGACGGTCGGTTTGTTGCGAAACTTACTGCGGGCGCCCCAACTCACGCGGATGCCTTAGCGCGTTCCAAACGACGGCGCTCGGACCGCTTACAGATTTCGTTATGGATGACGTTCTTGATGGTGTCAGGCGCAACACCGTATTTGGCAGCCAATAGTTTGTTAGACAGGCTCCAGCGTAATGCCGCAGCCTCACGGATCTCGATGACAGCCTGTTCGCTAAGGATTCTCTTCGCCACGACTCCTCCCAGAGTTTCCAACGCTTCGCGTCGGACCGCGTTTCAATGTTAACGATAACAATAAAAAAAAAAGCATCAGAATCTTTTCTTCATACCCCCTGCCCTTTGGTGAGACAAAGACCCCCCTAACCCCCACGTATGGGGATGTCGGGAAGTCGTCTGCCCTTCGGAGCCGACTTTATTACTGCCGCATCTGTACGCGCTGCGACACCTACCCTGTAGCCGGTTTGCACGGCCCCACGCGCACCAGATATTTTCGTCCGTGGTGAGGGACAACCCTTGCGGGTAATGCCTGGTTTAACGTCCGAGGCGAGGGACGTGTCCCGAAATTACGCCCAAGACTTAGCGTGTGTCAACCTCTATGCCCATTTCGGGAAATCAAAACGGTATTTCATCGTCCGTGAACTTGGGTTCCGGTGGACGCGGGATTGATGTCGGGATGGTCGGCACCGCCTTGCCACCGCTCGGGCGATCCTTGCGCTTGATTTTCACGCTAAAGAACTTGCCCTTCTGACCCTCTCGGATCTTCAGATCCATCCAGTATTCCACGCCATCGACGTTCAGCCAGCCGCGGTATTCCGGCTGCCAGTCCTCGGCCTTGCGTTCGTTCTTGAATACGCAGCCCGTATTTGTATTGTCATATTGCGACATTTCCCGTCCCTTCTTGCTATTGACAAATCAACTTCTGTAAACTGCACCCCGGTGGTACGCCTCTTATCGCCAATGCCCCAGGCATTCCCCGGTTCGGTCAGGCCACCGACGCCGGGGTTTGCTTCCCCATACGCATCTCGATGTCCCGCCGACGCATGT